ATCTGAAACGGCTCGAGGCATGGTGGCGGCGGCTGCTGTCCGGCGTGCGCAACGCGTTCAGCGCCGCTGCGGTGCGGGCCGGGGTCAAGCCGATCCAGGTTGGCTATCCACTCGATCAGATGGACATCGAGACACTGTTTGGTGAGGTGCGCAATCAGATATGTGCGGCACTCGGTATCCCGCAGACCATGATGGAGGATGCCGCCAACTATGCAACTGCGGCTGAGCATCGGCGTTCGTTCTACAGTGAGACTGTTTTGCCGGAATGCCAACTGATCGAGAGTGAGATCAACAGACAATTGTTGAACAAAATGGGTCTGAAGTTGACATTCCGGCCCGAGCAGATGGAGATATTCCAGCAGGATGAATCGGCCAAGGCGGACTCGGTGGTCAACCTTGTCAGCGCCGGGATCATGACGATCGATGAGGCCAGACAGTGGATGGGGCTAGAGGCATATCCTGATACTCAACCGGCCGTGGATGTGACAGAGGTGGCAGTGCAAAAGGCGCGCCTGGCAGAGCTGCGCCAGTGGCGCGAGGTGGTGCGCAAACATCCTGGCAGGACGTTCAAGTGCGAAGTCATACCCCCCCATATCGAGCAGTTTGTAAATCTTGCTCTTGCCGGTGGTTATGACCCGTTCCCGCTGAAATCGGTCGATGATGAGATCGATTCCGACATCAACAAAATGCAGCGAGGCGTCCGAGGTATCCTCTCGGAATATCATCCCCGCGTTGCCGCTGCCATAGCCGCAGGTGAGGCCACAGATGCCATCGTGAGTGAGATGCGCGATGCACTGGTCACTGCGCTGGCCCGCCAGCTGACCGATATCGCGTATCGCCGAATACTGGCCAACTCACTGGACACGGTCGTGATCTACGAACCGGCTGTGATCAACCAGCGGGCGCTGGACTGGGCAACTCAATACACCTACGATCTGGTATCGAAACTCACGGATACCACGCGGGATGTGGTAAAACAGGCTGTGGAACAGTTTGTGAGCACGCCTGGCATGACTCGTGACGATCTAGTGGCCATGTTGGAGCCCGCATTTGGCGACGTGCGCGCCGGGATGATAGCCACGACCGAGGTGACGCGGGCTTACTCGATGGCGACAAACGAGTACCAACAGATGTTGTCTGATGCTGGCATCGCAATGGTGAAAGTGTGGAATACCAACAATGACGACCGTGTGTGTCCGATCTGTGCACCGCTGGATGGTGAGCCAGAGGACAACTGGCCGTCCGATCTGAGCGATGGCCCACCGGCCCATGTCAACTGCCGCTGCACGACCAGTCTGAAGAGGGCGAAATGAGGATTGAAGGGCTCGACAGGTTGATGAAGGCGCTCGACCGTTTTGCCACGGCCAGGGCGGTGGCCGACACCATCAAACCAGCGCTGACGGCGACTGGTGAGGTGATCCGCAGCTATCTGGTGCGCTATCCTGGCAAGCCATCATATCCGCTCAGATGGGCATCGCAACGGCAGCGTTTTTATGTGTTATATGTGCTGCGCAAAGGGATGGGGCCGTACAAACGCACGACCGATCCGATGAGTCAGAGGCTACAGGCATCCTGGGCAGTGGAGTATAATCAGCCATGGCGCGTGATCGTTGGCACGCGGGTGACGTATGCTCCATATGTGCAGGGGCGCGATAAACAACAGCCGTATCACGCTGATACTGGCTGGATAACAGACGAGGTTGCGATGCAGCGCACCATCGATAGTGGTGTTCTGCAGGACAACATGATCAGCGTCGTGAGAAAGGCGCTTGAGAGGTGAAATATGGATGAGGAAGTGAAGGTGATTACTAAAACGGACGGTGGCCAGGAGTTCACGGCAGATGCGTATCTGTATGTGCCTGATCCTGAGAGTCCATCGACCTGGAAACTGCGCATTGAGGAAACACCCGGAAAAGTCACGGTTGCGCAACTCGGTCGCGCGGCCGCTGCACTCGGCCCGGGGTTCCGGGGCCAGCGGGTGGAGCTGCCGCCAGATGAACGGCGCAAGGCAGCCAAAAAGCTGATCGGTCTATACCGAGACAACGGTGTCGACGATGCCAACATCCCGCCATATCTGTGGGGCATCGCCGGGATGCAGCAGCCGAAGGCGGTGCAGATCAAAAGCGACAAGGACGGCAGCATGATCGTTGCTGGGTACGGTGTGATCTGGGGCGGGGTCGATCTTGATGGTGACACGTTTACGCCGCAAACCGATCTGTGGCTGGATCGCATCACGCCGAACCCGCCGGTGCTGTACCAACATGGCATGGATGATCATCTCGGCAAATCCGTGTTGGGGCGGGTGGTCAAGGCCACCAGCGATGACATCGGACTATGGATCGAGGCACAGTTAGATGCGCATGAACAATACCGTCAGTATATCGAGGCTATCCGCGAGCTGGCGCAGCAAAACAAGCTGGGCTGGTCATCTGGTGCGGTTGGCCATCTGGTAGAGCGCAACGGTGGGGTGATCACATCCTGGCCCGTTGCCGAATTTAGCCTGACTCCAACGCCAGCGGAGCCGCGCACACTCGGTGTGCAGGCACTGCGCGCGTTGGTAGATGATGTCCCGGCGATCAAATCGGTATTGCCAGAGACGGGCGACGAAGCGCCTGTGGCAAAAGCGGATGAGAAACGGGGTGAAACGCAAAAAATACAATCCGAGAAAATTATTACAGGAGAAAGTAAAATGGACGAGATCAATTACGATGAACTGGCCGACAAACTGGCCGAAAAAATCGCCGATCGCACGCCACTCAAGGCCATCGGCGTGGCAAATCCGATTGAGGAAAAACCGGATCATGTCAAGAGCTTCAAAGCTTACCTGACCACTGGCAATGCCGTGAAACTGAAGGAATCGACTGACTCGCTGGGCGGGTATTTTGTGCCCACTGAGTTGGTCAATGAGCTGGTAGCGGCGCTGTCTGCTGACTCGCTGCTGCGGAAGGCCGGTGCCAGGGTGTTCAACATGCCATCCTACACTGTCAAAGTGCCGGGGTTCTCGTATTCGGCTGCTGCGGCGCTCACGTCGGAGGGCACTGCCGCCTCTGCTACCGAGCCGACGGCTACCAATGTCACTTTCACCGCATTCCGCTACACTAAGTTGACTAAGGTGAGTGTCGAGCTGATGCAGGACAGCAGCTTTGATGTGTGGCGCGAGATTCTGGCGGTTGACTATGCACAGGCGTTCGCCGATGCCGAGAATACGGCGTTCACGACCGGCACCGGGTCATCTCAACCACAGGGCATCGTCAACGCGACGGCAGGCGTAACCACGGCGAGTAAATCTGCCATCACTGCAGACGAGGTTATCAACTGGATTCACTCGTTGGATTACAAATATCGTCAAAACGCGGTGGCCATGCTGAGTGACAGCGCGGTGCTGACCATCCGCAAGCTCAAGGATACGACAAACCAGTATCTATGGCAGCCTGGGCTTGTTGGGGGGCAGCCGGATCGCATCCTTGGCATCCCGGTCATCACTAACAACAAGCTCGATGTCATTGGTACTGCGAATGGCATTGTTGGCGTGGTGTTTGATCCGCGTTTCTACTGGATCGGCGTCCGCCAGGATATGAGTGTCCAGCGGCTCGATGAGCGCTATGCAGACGAGGGTAACGTCGGGTTCGTGGCGCACATGCGGTTCGACGGTCACATCATGCTGGCCGCCGCATTCAGTGCGCTGAAGCTGGGCGCTACGTAACAGTTTGAGGATGTGGGTAGGGTGGGATGCCCTCCTCATCCCGCCCTGCCCTGTCCACCAGAGGCATCTATGGCCTATACATCAGTGACTGATGTAAAACAGTATCTGGGTATCAGCGTCAACACCGATGATCTGGTTCTGGCCGTGCTGATCGATGCGGCGCAGTCGTTCATCGAGTCCTACACGGGCCGCCGGTTCGAGCCATACACCGCCACGATCATGCACACCGGCAGCGACATCTACGATGATGCACTATCGCTGCGGGACGATCTGCTCAGTCTGACCAGCATAACCATCAACGGGACATCCGTCGATATCAGCGGAGCGGTGCTGTTGGGTGGTCTGCACGGCGAGCCGTACTATGGGATAAGACTGGACGCATTTGAGGGCTATCACTCCGATGATGATGTGATCCAGGTGACTGGGCAGTGGGGCTATGGGCTGGCTGTACCGGCCGATATCGTACAGGCGTGCACCAGGCTGGCAGCCTACTACTACCGCCAGCGCGATGCACAGGTGTTCGATACGACCGCGATGCCCGGAGCAGGGGTCATCACCGTTCCGCGCGGAATGCCGGCGGACGTGCAGAAGATTCTAGATCGCTACAGGATGCTGATATGACCACATATACTGAGTTCATCACTGGCCTCAGCGGCATGACTGTAAGCGGCGTAGTGCGGAATCTGTCATATCCGCCCGCGTCGATCAATGCATCCGATCTGCCGCTGTTGTTTATACAACTCCCGCGCGGCGAGGATGGCGCGATCACGTTTGAGGGCGGTGTGACATGGCCCAAACTGCGGGCCGAGGTCGTTGTGGTTATCGAACCGGTTGGGCAGGCGCGCTCACCGGAGTCGTTCGCGGCATGTCTGACAATGATGGACAGTCTGAGTGCAGCGCTGGCTGCGGCGCAGAATATCACAAGATCAAAAATTACCTGGTCAATCCGCCAGGATGGTGTTGAGGTGGCTGGTAACACCTACTGGGCGGTTGTGGCCGAGGTAGAAGGGAGAGGTTAGCCATGGAACAGGTTGTAAATGGTATTCCGTTAGTTGTGCTGGTCATTGCTCTGGTTGAGTGGATCAAACGATTTGGCGTATCTGGCCAGGCGCTGAATGCGCTCAGTATGGGCGTTGGCGCAGTCATCGGCGTGGGCTACTGGTATGCTCAGCATCCACTAGCATCGTTCGGCGACTGGTTCGGGGCCATCGTCTACGGTCTGGCGCTTGGTCTGGTGGCCAGTGGCGTCTACGATGCTGCCAAGAGTGCGATGAAGGGATGATCTATGCCGGCGACCGCTGAAGGGCGTGTTACGAATTTGTCTCTGCAACGCCAGATTATGGAGTTTTCCGCACGCTTGGATCAGATTGCTCGGGATGTTGCCGAGATCAAACAAACATTGCACTCTGTAGAGGAACGCGTCAGAACACTGGAAACTCACGAGGCCGGGAGTCATCCGCTCATGGACAATCGCATCGACACTGCATGGCAAAAGCTGAAAGAGCATGACGACAGAATTAAATTGCTCGAGGAGATGATGACGAAACTCGTCCAATCCAACCGGGTGATAACCTGGCTGGGGGCCGTTTTGGCCTCAGCGATGCTGGTCTGGCTGGTGACACAAGTTATGGAGGCGATAGCTAAATGAGCGACTACACTATCGGCTGCGATGTGTCAAGGTGGCAGGGAAAGATCGATTTTGCCAGGATGTACCAGGCCGGTGCTCGGTTTGTGTTTCTGAAGGCGAGCCAGGCGATATATACGGATGCACGATTTATCGAGTACTACCAGGCTGCGCGGCAAACCCCGTTGCTGATCGGGATGTACCACTATCTGGACTGGACTAGACCGGCCGTGGATCAGTCCCGCCATTTTGCCGATCTCATCAACAGCTATCCGCCTGATCTGCCGCCGGTGTTGGACTATGAAGAGCGCAACGGGGTACCAGATCGCAAGAGTGCCGCTGCCGCCGCTACTGAGTTCATGTTCGTGGTCGAGAATCTAACCGGGAAGTCGACGATGACCTACACATCGCCTGGCTACTGGGCCGAGTATGGAGTTACCACTGCATGGTTCGCCGACCGTCCGCTGTGGATCGCTAACTATGGCGTAACGCGACCGACTGTGCCGCTGCCATGGCTGTCGTGGCGATTCTGGCAGTTTACCGACCGCGGCGATGGGGCGCTATATGGCGTCGAGAGCAAACAGATCGATCTGGACTACTACAACGGCACGGAGCAAGACTTGCTCAGCCGCTATGGGCATTCGGCGGAGCCGCAGCAGCCACCGGAGGGAAACATGATACGTATGCAGGTAGTTGCACCACGACTAAATATCCGCATTGGCCCGGCTGTCAGTTTTGCCAAAACCGGCGAGCTGCGCAAGTCTGACATCGTTGTCATTGAGGCGCTCCATGTCGAGGCTCCGACCCGGGTGTGGGCAAAACACGCATC